GTCGATACGGTCTGCTTGGGCGTCGAAGTCTGCTGAGGTTTCTCCTCGTCCTTTTTCGTGCTGAACAGCGCTGCGTAATTTAATGCCATTCTACAGTCCTCCGATTATGATCTCTTCGTATTCTTGCGCTTGTTAGAGCTGGACGTAGATGGGGAATCAGAAACCACCGTGCCTGTTGCGCCCCGTCCAACCTGCTCAGCGCCCAGACCGAGCAGTCCGCGGCCACCACTGCCGGTCGGCAGTGTGGAAACCGCATTCATGAAAACGTTATATGCTCCCTGCCCCAGGGCGTTGTCGGTGATGCTCGGGGCGTTGTTACCGGGCCTTCTCCCGCCGCCACCGCCACCAGAGCTGTATCCACCGCCGCCGCCCTCGGCGATCTGGGCTTTCATCGCATTAGCATCAGCCCGGCTCAGTCCGGCACGGGCCAGCAGCTCATCCGTCGGATCCTGACCGTTGGCAATGATGGAGCTCACGTACCCGGCAGCGAGCTGTCGGTCGGCCTGCGTACCAGACTGATCAAACTGCTTCTGCCACTGCTGATCTCCGACGAGATCGCGTTCCTTCTGGTACCCAAAATTAGTATTGAACTGTCTCACACCTTCGTCGAACTGTGCCTGCCAGTTGGCCTGCTGCTGTTCCTGCTGCTCGATATCCTGCAGCCGGTTCTCATAGTCGGCAATCTTTTCGCTCTCAATGTCATTCCTGGCCCGGATTCTCTGCTGATCCAGGTTGGCCAGCGTCTGCGCTCCATAGGAGCTCCGCTGCATACCCCGGCCCAGCATCTGCCGGTCAGCCTGAGAGTACGCCTGCCGGAACTGCTCGTCGCTCCGGTCAGCCTTGACGCCATAGCTGTAGTCCAGGCTGTCCCACAGCCGCTGGCGTTTGTCCATGTTCTCCACATCAGTCTTGGTTCTTGCCACCGTGCTCGGCATCCTGATCCCTCCTTAAGGAAAAGCGCCTGCATCTTTCAGCAGGCGCTCGTATTATTTTGTGTTCTGGTCAACCTCCGGAAGACCGGCAAGGCTTGTCAGAAGGCTCAATACGCAGGCCACACCGCTCACGGACAGCGCCCGGAGCCAATCCACTTCGTTGAAGGCCGCTCCTACAGCGATTGTACCGATCATTGTCTGGGCAAAAGTTTTGATAGCCCTAATGCCCGCCGCCTTAAACCACTCTTTCCAATTCCAGTTCATACAGCTGTGTCCTCCTTATATCTGAAATGGGTAATATTAGGCTGTTTGTTCAATCACCGGCTGAGGGACATGCGTGATCTCTTCTTTGTATCCCTCAACCACTTCCAGCTTCTCGTTGACGATCTCGACGCACGCCGAGATCACATCATAGGCATTCCACAGCGTCTGGCACAGCCCATGGTAGGACATTTTCGCCCGCATGAGATCGGTGAAACCCTCAGCATGGACGTAATAGCTTCCGTTGATAACCTTGATAACTGCGTATTTCATCCTCATACCTCAACTGATTTAAAGTTGCCTTTAAAATATCAAATCTCGTCCTCCCCGGCGGTCTCCATAGTCCGAAGCTCTAAATCGTCCACAACCATCCTAAGCAGATCGATTAGCTCTGCCATATTTAACCGGGCGAGTAGGTCTTGCGCTTCGTCAACCCACATATGGTTCTCCGGTGATCAACTGATACTCTTCCGCCGTGATCCAGCCTTTCTTCACGGCGTTCTTCACCATGGCCTTGTTCCAAAGCCCGGCGTCATAGTATCCCTTGACCTTCTCAAATTTCGGACTCATCGTTTCCGCCCTCCTCTTCCGTGGGGATCTCCACGTCCGCCATCATGGCGACGTAGTCAATGTTTGCCGCGTTCCGCACCGCCTGGGCCTCCGCGTTCTCCAGCGCGGCCATCTCCGCAGGTGTCATCATCAGTCTTTTGATTTCCATGGCCTTTTTCTCCTTCCCATAGTTCCCGATAGAATTTTTCCAGCCGCTGCCGAAGCCGCCAGCTGTCTCCCTTGCCGATATGGTCCATCCAGGTCTGCCAGGATGCGTCCACGCTCTCCCGGCTGCACTCTCCGCGCCGGGCCTTGCCGACCAGTCTCCGGTACTTCTTCCGGGCTGTTTTGATCTTCGCCGGGTCCGGGATCATCAGCACCTTCCCGGTCTCGGTGACCCGGAACCGGAACCCCAGGAAGGGGATCCCGTCCGCCAGGGGATAGATCCGGGTCTTCTTCTCGTTAACCTCAAAGCCGATCTTCCGCAGTTCCTCGCGGACGTCCTCCATGCACTTCTCCAGGAACTCCCGGTCCTGCTGGATCATGATCAGGTCGTCCATGTACCGGATGTAGAACTTCACCCGCAGCCGCTCCTTCACCCGGTGGTCCAGGTCGTTCAGCAGCGATATGCCGGCGATCTGGATCAGCTGGCTTCCGGGGTTGTACCCGGTGTCGCCCTCGTACTGGTCCCGCAGGATCCTGGCGACTCGCTCATAGGCCCACACCGGCAGCTTCTTCCTGAAGTTAGCTTCCGCCACGTCATGCCGCATGTTCGGGTAATATCCGTGGATGTCGAACTGCGCCACCCATCCCTCCGGCCCGTGCTTCCGGTAGTATCTCCGCAGAAATTCCTTCATCCGGTTCCTGGCCGGGTCTGTGCCTTTCCCGGTCTGGCATGCCCAGTTGTCATAGATGAAGCTGCGCGTCATCACGGGGTAGACCAGGTTGTCGTTCAGGCTCCGCTGGTAGACCCGGTCCCGGAAGGCGACGGACGCAATCTCTCGCCGCTTCGGGCTGGTGATTGTGAAGTGCTTCGGCGGCGCGGCCCTGTATCGTCCGTTGTGCAGCTCCTCGCATAGCTTTTCGGTCCGCTCGACGCCGCGGTGGTAATACGCTGCCACACTGTCCTTCCACAGCACGCCCTTCCGGCACATCATCATGGACCGGTAAAGGGCCTCAAAGCCGATCACGCTCTCCTCGTCATCCATGAAGGTTCTCCTATGCTGGTAGCCCATCCGGCCCGCAGGTCGTGGGCGTCATAGTCGTATTGTTTTGCCCGTGTTTCAGGGCGGGGACTTCGGCTCCTTGCGTCATTGACCCATCTTCTCCCGCTTACGGCGGGAGGCATATCCGGGTATCTCGCAATCCGGGGCCGGCCTATTCGCGTTCGTCGCGTTGTTGTTGTTGTTGGCGTTGCCGCTGGTGTTCACATTCCACGCATTATTCGCGTTCCCGCGATTCGCCGAACGCAGCCGGACGTTCTGAGCACAGCCTACATCCCCCTATGCCTTCGCCGCGGCTCCGGGCCGCAGGCGCTGAGCATCTTTGTCTCTCCAGGCCCGGATCATAGTCCGCAGCTCCTTGGTCATCCCGATCCAGTACCGCACCCGCTTGCTCTCCAGGTGGAAGAGCGGCTTCGCGGTCTCGATCAGCATCATCAGCCGGTTGCAGGTCTCCGCGGCCTGATCCTCCCGGTCGATCCGCCTCCGGTATCTCTCCGGGCTTTCACCAACCTTGATGCTGTTCGCCTCCCAGCATAGCGCCTGGATCTCGATCGCGCAGTCCTGCAGCTTGGCGATAAAGGCCGCCTGCTCCTTCGGGAACCACTTCGGGTTCTCCAGGATCTTCAGCGTGTAGACCGTCAGCGCCCTGGCCTTGGTGTTAACCTCCAGCTCGCCGTGCCCGCGCTTTGGAACTGGTACAGACATGTCTTCCCTCCGGGTTCACCGCCCCTCGCGGGGCGGTGATGGTCGATGTTAGTAGATGACGCAAGCCGGGGCCGGCCTAAGCGCGGTCGTCGCGGAGTAGCCGTAGCCGGCGCCGCCGCTGGTGGACACAAACCACGCATGATACGCGTACCCGCGACCCGCCGAACGCAGCCGGACGGTCTGAGCACTGGTGTGGTTCTCGTAGGCGTACCGGATGTGCGCCGGGTTGGCTCCGTTTCCGCCCTGGATCTGCGGGCTGTTCAGTCCCAGCCGCTCTTTCCAGTATTCCCAGTAGGCGCCCTCGACGCCGCTGGCCTGCGGCACAATGTACTCCTGCTCCAGGGACGGCAGGAAGAACTTGTCCACCACGTCCTCGCTGGCCCCGATCTCGCTGTCGCTCACCGTATTGAGGGCCGTGGTGACCTTGATGGGCCGGATCACTTCCAGGAAGTCCTGCGGCAGTCCGGCCATGAACCCCTGGACCGTGGCCAGCTGGTCGGGCCGGTGGTCGAAGGGGTTTTTCTGCTCCCACCATGCGTCCTTCCCGGCGGCGCTGTTCAGCCACTGCCGGATGGCGCTGTGGGCGTACCGGTTGTAGCCATAGGCAGCCCGCTGCATGTTGTTGATCCCGCTCTCCGCGTACTTGGTGCTGCTGCTGAGCACGCCCAGGTCGGTGCCGCTGGAGCTCTCCACCTCCGTCAGCTCCAGGATCTCCGTCGGCGCGTCCTGCAGTCCGTTGGCGAAGGTCCGCACCCGCCAGTTGGCCGGGACCGTGTCCGGCAGCGCGCTGATGTTGCTGCTCGCCGTGCCCAGCAGCAGCTGCCCGCCCGCGGGGATCTCCTGGGTGGTGGTGAACTCGTAGATCTTCCCGGCCACGCAGTTATTGCCCCAGTTGTTCCCGATGGTGAAGTAATAAGTCCCCGCCGGCATCACCGCCTCCGGAACATAGAAGGCGTTGTTCCCGCTGAACTGGATCCCCGTCAGCGCGTAGTGGCTCTGCAGCCACATGGTGTTCTGATGGGTGTTCCCGCTGCCGTCCACCGCCGGCCCAAAAGAAACCACATCAAAGGGCAGGTGGTACTCCGCCTCCGCGCCGGTGTCCGGCTTCCAGGTGATGTCGATCTGATCGCCGATCCGGAAGAACTCCCGCGCCTTTCCAGCCTTGACGATCTCCTGAACCTCGTGCATGTTGCTCAGGTCAATGTTCTTCGCGTTGGCGATCGCGATGATCTCCAACGCGCTGGCCACCCGCTCGGCCTTACCGCCTTCCCAAATAGATACTCCCATCTCTCTTTCCTCCCTTATGCCGCCACATATGTTGTAGTAGTCTCAAGTGTGTCTGTATTGGTAACGATGGTCAGGCTCTCGCCAGAATCCAGCGTTCGAACCTCTGTGATAGTAGAAGCCGCAAACGTGAACACATCCGTCCGCACAACCACGTTATTTTCCTTGTGGGTAACGCTCTGGATATTCCCGGCAGAATCAAAAGCGATGGTCTGCACAGTGCCGGGGATATTTTCCTGGAACAGTGCAAATGCGCTCTTTAAATCATTAACCTCAGACTCGGTTTCTTCGACAGCCTCATCAATCACAGCCTGCTGATCTTCTGCTGTCCAATAGTCCACGCCCCGTTGCGGAGTGTGTCCGGCAGCTCCCGTTTCACCCTGAGGTCCGGTTTCACCCTGCGGTCCGGTTTCACCCTGCGGTCCCTGCGGCCCGGTAGCCCCGTGCCGGATCATTGCGGTCTTCGTGCCGCTCTTGGTTGTCACGGTCATCCAAGTACCGTCCTGTACTGGGGTCAGCTCAACCTCCGGGCTGATTCCTTCTATGATTTTTGGCAGCACACCCGTGTGTACATGCAGCTTCGTACTCATGCGTCGCCCTCCTTATAGGTGATAACCCGTTTATTCAGGATTCCGTGCACCTCGATATTCGCCGGATCGCTGAGACTCGCGTTTCCATACTGATCAATCCATCGGGCCTGCACCTGACAGACACCCTCCGGCAGCGCCAGCGTCTCCTCCTGCGTAAACATCACAGCAATGGAGGTCACTCCGTCCTCGACAACGATGTCAAGATCATCACCGGTTTTAGATATCATCGCTCCGGTAGGCGTCTTGATATCCAGGTATACCGTCGTCCCGGTCAAGTCTTCGTCGATGCAGAAGATCTCAATAGGTCTTGTCCCTTGATACATGTTTTCCTCCTATGTCTGTGAGCACAGCACCCACCTCGTTCCGTCCCAGTAATAGGGCTCCACCTCAACCCAGCTACTCCCATCCCACACATACGGGATGCACACGACGAACCGTGTTCCGTCGTGGTATCCGAGGGTCTTGTGTACGCTCAGCGTCGTATAGCTCGTACTTGCACCGTCACGGGTAAGCGTGGAAACGGCGACAACCTTATAGGTAAACGCCCTCTCTGTATCCGCGTCTGTAATTGTGTACGTGTAGCTGTTTCCGCTGAACGTACCTTTATACGCCCCGTCGATATACAGATCATAATGAACTGCGTCGCCCCAGCTGTCAGTGGCGTAGCCACTCTTCGTCACGGTGATCTGGTACTCGTTCTGGCTGACAGCGATCCCGGCTCCCGTCCAGTTAAGCGTGTGCGCTGTAGGCGTAAAACCCACGTTCGCGCCGAGAGCGCTGATGGAACTGACGGCGTAGAGCTGGTAAGTGTGATAGTTGTAGTCCGACAGGGTGAGCGTCATGCTCGTCCCGCTGAACCTGCCCACATAGCTACCGTCCCTGTACAGATCGTAGTTGACTGTCTCGCCCCAGTTATCCGTCGCGGAGCCGCTGCGGGTGATGGTCAGCGTGTTCCTGGACTGGCTGAAGGAAAGCCCGCCGCCGCTCCAGGAGATACCGTGCACCAGCGTCGTGATCGTAACCTTGCAGCGCCCGTTGAACCAGATGCCTCGAGTACCAGCACACCTGAGCCACAGCGCCTTGCCCGCCAAATCCCTGCCGTTCGGCACGGAGAAATTCGTTGTTGGCCTCGAACTGGAGCTCCTGGCAATCCGCAAGGTCGTGAACTGCCGGGAAGACCCTTTGTTATCGGTACACAGATATGCGGCGACGCTGCCGGGATCGTCTGATTCCATATCGTCGTGGGCACAGATAAAACCGTCATCGTCGTATTCGGAAAACTGGATCGCGGTGGGGTACTCGTTAGCATCCAGCGTAAG